GCCAGCATTATCACGTTTTTGCTTTAATGCCTCTTGCAAGATTGCCGCTGTAACGGTTTTTCTTTGCTCAATCGGCAGTTTCACAGTTCTACGCCGTCCACGTGTTCTATGTTGCTCAATCCATTCGTAGCACGCTTGCGGTGTCTTGAGCGATGGTCTTGATTCAACCATTCGGCACACGTTCATTGCGTCGAGATAGATTGCTTTATTCTGAATGTCCTTTGTCTTTTTGTTTTTACCGTATGCTTGTGTTACTCCAGCAAGCTCTCTCGCTACTTGCACGCCCCAGCGATACAAAGCTTGCTCTGATGACTCTCCAAACGACTTCCTAGCGAGAGCGAGACTGCGCTCTAGTTGTCGGTTGTCGGTTTTCATAGTTAGCTTCATGCTCGGGTGATGGATTCCAATTTGAGAGTTACAAAAGATCGTCCTGAAACAATGTCTGTTAATCGAAAGCTGCGACTGCGAGATGATACCGATGATCCGATATAACTCTTGATCGCGGCCGTGTAAGCCGTTGTAAACTCGGTCGTTTCAACGACTGCTTGAAAACTAGCAATCGGTGAAAAGCCCGTATCTTCGTAGCTTTGAGAGTCGGCAATTTCATTCAATACCGCGCTAACAGATGCGCCACCGTTAATGGTGATGGTTTCCCCGCCAATCGTGGTGCGAGCGGATAGGAAAGCTTTTTTTGCAAATTCTGTTAGCGCGGACATTTTGAAAAACCACCCCGCCATTTCCGACGGGATGGATGCTATGAATTACTACCGAAAAGATTAACCAAGGAGCAGTGCGGAATGCGCTGGTTTTGCCACTTTCCAACCCCAAAGGGCGTGGATGCGGTAAAGAACCATGCCGTCACCTGGATACACGCGAAGGTCAAAGCTGATACCAGTGCGAGGGTCGGTGATGATCTCGTTGTCAATTGCCAAATCACCAGCGGATGGGAAGATTGGCAAGCGAGTAGCAAGCACAATTGCATCGCTGGAGAAAGCGAGGTTGCGTGAGCTTGTGGCGTTTACAGTGATTGCTGCGTTATCTGCAACTGCGGTGACAAGGCCTGGAGCGTTGATGGTGAAGCTGCCGCCAGAAAGAGCGGTTGCTACAACATATTTGTTGTTAGCGATAGTCACAATGTCACCTGCAAGGATTGTGCCAGTTCCAGTGTCAACTGCAATTGTGGTTGCTCCGATTGCGTAACCTCCGCCGTTGTTGATAAGGTAGCTTGCGCCACTGCCAGCGGTTGCATCGTTGATTTGAGCTGACTCACGAACGGAGAAGCCGTGAAGGTTAAGCAATTCGCCATCGCGTAAAGTCATGGAAGTGCCAGACTCGTTTGCTTTGGTAAGTTGTCCAAGTGTGCGCAATGCAGCACCTGCGGAGGTGTTGATTACGAGCGAACGAGCGGACGAAGGCGCACCGTTGTCGTCAAGAATCTTGCGAACTTGAGCGGAGTCACCAAGCGTGGAGGCAAATGGGGTTGTGCCAGCCGTGCCGAAAGCGCGAGATGCGCCTTGTGCGAGAGCGTCACAAACATCGTTTTCCATTTCGTTGACAAGAACGCGGAAAGCTTGTGCGATTTGACCTTGTTGGATTGTCAAAAATCCTGGGCCTTGGTCAACGCTGTATTGCTCTTCACCAGTCCACGAAAACGCGGCGTATTTGTTTTTGGTGAGAGTCAAAGCGGCGTTGCCAATCGTTTGATCTACTGCCGATGGAACTGCCATCGACGGGGTAAACGAACTAGTCGTATTAGTCGGGGTTTGTGCAATGCGCAAGGTTTGGTTAGAAGCCAAACGGTCAGCGCGTGCATCGCGAGTAACTCCTGGCAATGCGCCTACAAGTTCGCGGCTTACTACGTCCAAAGCGGCGTAGACATCGGGGATTAGGTTGGATAGTGTATTAGCCATAATCAGTATTCAGTTGTTGTCCCGCCATTAGCGCGGAACTCTTGTTTTTGTTGATCTGTTAGTTGGTTGAGTTCTGAAACGCTCATAACAAGCACTTCGGAAATTGTTTGCGCTTCCACGGTTTCATACGCTTCGGCTTGGTTAGAATCTTTTCTTGGTCGTCCCATAAAAGTTAGATGATTTTGCCGCCAGCTTTGCTGAATTCAGACTTTTGACGCGGGGTCATTGCGTTGAACTCTTGGCGAGTCTTGGTGTTGCTTGTGCTTTCTTCTTCAATCACAACTGGTGCTTCGTGACCGTTTTGAGAAAGTAGCGCAATGGCTTTTTGCTCTGCGCTAGCCTCGGCAGTTTGCACTTCAGCTTGCAAGGTTTCGATCTGCGATTGTGCTTGCGTTAAGCTTTCTGCTGATGCGTCACGCTCTGCGGTGAGAGTTGCAACCTGTGCTTGCAAGTCAACGATAGATTGCGCTTGTGTTGCGACCGTATCGCGTTCTGCGGTTAGTTCGGCTTGTGCGGCGGATAGATCATTCGATAGCGAATTGATTTGCTCCTGCGCAAGCTCTAAGTCTTTTTTGTTTGCGAAAATGCTCATGTCGAGTTCGATTTTTGATTGATTTGCGTTACGTCAAGAATTATTTTCAGATAATTTCATCTGCTAAGCCTAGGTCGATTGCTTTTTGTCCAGAATACCAGCCTGCGCGGAAAACTTCTTCATCAAGATCGGGTCTGCGTTCTGAAACAAACGCTTGGAATGTTTCTCCGTGCTGATTTGCGGACTCTTGCAAGAAAGCTAGCTGCTCTGCGTTCGGCTCAAGATGGAAAGTCGATTTAAGCGTTGCACCTTCGTTGGTGATTGCTTTTGCCTCAACTCCGATATTGCGCTCGTATTGAGTCCAGTCATACCAAGTCATGATCGTGCCGATATTGCCAATTTGAGCCGTTTCGGAAATCACAATGCGATTGGTTGCACTTGCCAGCATGTAGGCGGCGGAACAAGCGCAGGAAGTTACCGTTGCGGCAGTTGGCACGGAAAGCGATGCTATGTAACGCGAAAGCTCGATGGCTCCGTTCACGCTTCCACCGCCGCTATTGATTGAAAAGTTGATTGCTTGCGCTCCGTTTTCTAGCAAATCCTCAACCTCATTTTTGATTGAATCATAGCTTGTGACAATGCCGATCTTTTCGTAAACTGCTGGAACGCCATTTGTCAGCATTCCCTGAATAGATACCGTGCCGATTCCGTTTTCGATAGACGCTGCGGGTCGGAGATTGAAAAAATCCTCATACTCGATATCGTCGAGGCTAGCGTTCATCGCTGCGTGTAGCTGTGAAGCATCGCACGCATAAAAGCGTTGCATTGCTAGGTGATTATGCAGTTGGTTCTTCATTTGGTGTAGATTGTTGTTGGCTCATTTCGTTTGGCGTGAGCATCACCATTTCGCGATCCTCAATAACCACGTTGTATTTTTGTGCTATTTGAGCGGCGATGACTTTGCGTTGCGCGATTTCCTCGGCACGCTCGGTGTAATGCTCTGTCAGCGTTGTCCCTTGTGCTTCCAGAATGTCGCCAAGGTTAGTAGTTCCAAGTTTGAATCCCTCACGCATCATTTGCGCTTCTCTGCCGTCATCCACGGTCAAACGCGGAGGCATAGTAAACGACCATGAAAACGGCGCGGCAACTTGTGTGATTTTACCGTTGGCAGCTAGCACTGCATAAGCGTATTCCAGCTTGCGTTTGGCAATATATTTCAGCACCTTTTGGCGTGCCAAGATTGCCCTACGAGCGCGTTCTACTTCTGCGCGTTCTGCCGTGCCTTGTCCCGCTGGCTTCCATGTCATCGAATAACTCCAGCCGATTCCGATTAAGCTCATGCGAATCATGCGATCATGGAATGACTCCCAAATTTCTCCAGGGTTTTCGTGCTTGATTGTCTCAATTTTGCTGCCGCTTCCCGCCACAAAGTAACGGTTTGTTCCTGGCTGAACTCGTTCAAAAGTGATTCCGCTCTCGGTATTGCAAAGCATGTCAGTGTTTGCTGGATCGTCCAAATCAGCACCACCAATTTCGTTGTGTTCGACAAGTCCAATGCTTGAAACGATCATTTGACGGATGCGCTCGTATTCGGTTGATTGCAAACAATGTTTGAGATCCTCTAATGCGTGCGTAAAGCTTGGCAATCCACGTCCTTGCTCTTGCCATTCGGGATTAAAGCCGTGAATGATTTTGTAAGCTGGGAAATCTTCGTATGATGTTGATTCTGTTCCCGTGCTGATACGGTATGCAATCGGTCTCCCTGCTTTGTTGTAAATTACGCCATCGCGGATGACTGCGCCTTTGTAGGTTCCGTCTTTTAGCTCCTGACCATCTGCCGCGCCTTTGCTCCAGCATTGATGGTAAGGGATGCTTTGAAACTGTGGAAACGTCCCGCTTGAATCGTAAGTCAAAAGCGTAAAGTCGCCGCCGTCTCGATCCATGGCGATGGATGTCAAACGCAAATCAGTCTGCCAATCATACATGCCGCCTCGGATGTCGCTGTTTGGATATAAAACGTTGATCAGGTATTGAGTGGCAGCATTGCCAGCATCACGATCCGCGCCAGTATAAGTAGGAAGCCAAGCCTCGCCTACGCTGTAATCAGCTTTCTGATTGATTGCCGCGCGTGGCACTCCCATGTTTGTGTATAAACGCCGTGACAATGCCGCCAAGGTTCTGCGGTCATTCATCGGGATTAGTTTGTCAATATCGCCATCACGATTCTCATATTGAGGCGAGCGGCGAACGTCACGCGTAGCAGCGTGCGCAAATTTTACAGTTTGTCCATATTGGTCAACGATCATTGGAAAAATACACGGGTTCGGGTTGTGGATGTGAAGCCGTTGTCATAATGCCAAACGACTCGTTCCAAAAGTGCCAGCCTGTCAGCTTTGGAAATAGTCGTTGACTGTGAGAAGGTTTGACCGTTGACGGTTGCGCTAGTTAGCTCTTTGCCAGCGTCCGAGGATGTGGCAACTTCAAGCGCAATCGTGGCGTATTCATCGCGGATAGATTGCATAGCTGTCGCGTTCGTTCGCGTAGCCTTTGCGACCGTTAATGCTAGCCGAGCAAGATTCATGCGCGTATTGCGTGACTGAATTTGCTTGCGTCAAGTATTTTTTTCAGCGTATTTTATTCTCCTTTGAATACACCCCGAACGTAAGCGACTGCGACATTGTAATAAAGGCAATCCCACAAGTGGTTGTTGCGATTCAGGGTTTTCCAGAACTGCGTAACGTTGCCTTTTGCGTCTGTCGTTTCGGCTCTGACCTCTGCCTTTAGGTGATTGCGGAAGTTGTCTGAAACGTCGAGTGGCAGCTCAATCCTGCCAGCGTTGAGCAATCCATCGGTGTCGTCTTTAAATCGTTTTGAGCTAACAAAGAAATAGCGAACGATCTGCTTGCTCTTGGTCATCATGCGTCCGTATTTAGAATAAGCCTTGGCAACTTGTTTCCCGTCCTGCGTCTGGTGTGTGAACTCCAGCTTGTCACTTCCGCGGATTCCCGTCCAGCCGTTGCGCTCGATCATAGCGAGAACGTCGAGGTTTTCTGTGTCCCATGATATGTCAACAAAGACGTTACTAGCTGCGATACCAGCTTTGTCTTGCACCGCTTTTAGTTTCGCCTCGCTGTCGATATAACCTTCGGAAAGCACCTTGCATTTCGCGTATTTAGTCCATGCCGCCGCAATATGCCAGTAATGCCCCTTGCCGCAGTCAATAGTCATGTAGCGACCATGCTCGTTTTCGATTGTCATTGCGCTTAGTTCCTCTTTCGAGAAGTCACCGATGGCTATTTCCTTTTTGTCTGGCACAAAGTTCTCATCCCAAAACTCTGCAAAGTCTTTTTGTCTCAACTGCTTCCACGGCTCAATCCGTCCGTTGTTGAGTTGATCCTTTGCGTCGAGAATTCTGCCGACGACCTCGCTATATGACACCCACCACATAGTAAGTCGCGTCACCCCGTGGATGTAAACCATGCGCGGATTACTGCCGATGCGCTCTAAAATGTAGGTGCTGGAGTCACACAAAGCCCGTCGATCCTGAATACTGTCTTTGTGAACGTGTCCGCAATTCGGGCATTGAATCCGTGCCGTGTCGCACGTTGCTTGCCGATCAAGTTCGCCGTCTTTTTTTACAATGTCATACTTCAAGTTGGCATCGCTCCAATCGTGGTAGTTTCCGCATCCTTGGCATGCCCACTTGTAAATGTATTCCGTGGCAATCTCGCGTTTCCTAAATCCTTCCTTGTGCTTGTAACCTCCCTGCGAGACAAAGAACGCTTTTCGATTCCATCGCTCATGATGCCGAGCCAATGCTTCTTTTATCAGCCCGTCATCCCATCGCCAATCCTCGTCGCCAAAAACGTAGCGCACCGAGACTTCTTGGAAGTTAGTGAGGTTCGCGCCTACGAATTGCATCGCCATATGCGGCCATATGATCTCGGTTTTTCGTGAGCTGTGCCGATCCTCTGGCCACAAGGTTTCCAGCGATTTGCATTTTTTCAATGCTGGCAACAATCGAGACTCAGCCCAAAACTTGGCTTTATCATTGGCTTGTGATGCGTAAAGCAAATTGCCCGCATCCTCGCTGACAATGTAGCAAAACAAAGCCTCTGCCATGGTTGATTTGCCGCTGCCAGTTGGCATGGTAACATAGACCTCTTGCACGTCATGGTTGCGAATTTGCTCCATGGGAAAACGCCACCAAGGGAACTGGTCAATATCAAATTTCGATGAACGCTCTGAGCCGACAATGTGGACGTTTTGAGCGCACCAATCGGCAACTTGTAAATCTGATGGCGGTCGCACCGCTCGGCAAAAGGCATCACTCATTCTCCATTGCTGCTTTTAGTTTTTCCCTGCGCTCCCAAAACTCGCTTTGCTGGTCGGCTAGCATTTCGAGAAAGTCTCGATCCCGTTCGTCGAGGATTGCCGCAATTTGGTTTGCGCTAAGTCCTTCGAGAATCGGCGGTAGCTCGGATCTGCGTTTCATCGTTGCCGCCCTGACTGCCGCGCCAATTTTCGCATCTCGCGTGTCGATCTCTGCAATCCTGACAACTTCCATTTTCTCCTCGGCAAGTTTCAATTCTGCCAGTCCTGCTTGCGCTGCTTCTTTTCTGGCTTTCGATTCGTCAATGTCTGGAACTCCTTCAAAACTGACAACGTCCTTTTTCTTTTCGCGCAGCTTGGCAACGTAAGATTTGACCGACTCGATCAAGTCTGCCTTGCCTGTTTTTGTCTTTCTGACCACGCCCTCGGAGTGTAATTGCGTGACCCTTGCCACCGATAAACCAAACATTTCTGCCAGTTCTGACATCGTGCATTCGTGCGTGTCCTTCGGTATGTGTTTTCCTGCCATGGTTTTTAAGAGCTTATTGCAAAATTTGTGCATTTAGATTGCCCGTGAGACGCAG